GATACAAAAAATTCAAAAGGAAAGAACAGACACCTTAAAATAATCATAATACCCTCCCTAATCTAAAGGTCAAGCCCTTTAGCCCAAAAAAGAAAGACACAAATTTTTGCTTTTGTAAAAAGGTGTATTTCGCTTCGCATTTTCGCGAATTTTTGGGCTTACTGTTGAGGTAGAACGCTGAGGTCATTTCAGCAAAAGTATGTATTCTTAGCCATTTGACCAAATTATTTTTGATTTATTTTACAAATCCCCGCCTTTCCAAAGAAATGACGGGGATAAGCGAGGGACACTAAAGATTATCTACCGATGAGGTTATATTGAACCCCTCCGCCAAGTATCAATGAGGGCTTGAGTGTGGGTATGGAAAAGCCGTAGTAAACGCCAACCCCTAACGACATCCGTCTTGGATGTGGCTTTATTGCAAAACTTCGGAGCTCCCGGGTTTCAGTATTCGGGTTCATATTCTTTATAGTAATAACCGGCACCTTTCTTTTGAACAGTCCTTTTATTCGTTTCTCTCTTGCCTGGGTTATCTCAAATTCATTGAACAATGTATAATTGATATCGAATGTGTCCTTGTCGGCTGTTATTATGAAATCCTCCCAGCGATTTTTGAAATTTGTGCTGTAAACCGGATAAAGATATATCAAGCTGTCCTGAATGACTGTATCCCTGCCCGTAATATTGGACGCTGAGCGCACCACGTTAGCCGTGCTGTTGGATAATATGGTGGCTGATAGCAAACCCTTCGTATGGGCTACAAGCGTTTTAAGGGCTTTAATCGTGCTGTCTTTTGTTCTGATCATCAAAAGCCCTCTTTTGTCGAATGCTGTAATAACTGAGATTTTGGCTGTCTGCCTGCCCAGGGAATCGCGTGTGAGTGTGAGCGTATCTGAAATGGCAAAGCTGATATCCCCCTGCTGAGTGGTCTTATTGCATTGGCGCCATAATAATATGAATAGGATAGCGGCAACTACTAATGTAATAAGGAAGGGTTTGTTTTTCATTAAAAGAAATTATTTACGGTCAACATAAAGTCTTCGCCATTCATAATTTTTTCAAACTCTTTACAAGTCTTTCCCGAATGAATCACGTCCATGTCCCCATCCAAATCCAAATCTTTGTGTTGATCGCCCAAAGCCGTGCATCCGGCAAGTTGTTCGACATAATTTGCGGGATGGATTCTGATGCCACTACGGTTCGCCACATCGCAGACAAGATACATCATTCGCTTAAAGCGATTTGACATTGTCCATTTGCAGATGTATTTTCCAGGCGGGTAACAGCTTATTCGTTTCTGATTGTCAAGATATGGCAATTCAAGTGTCTTGCACTTAAAAATCATTTCGTTGTCATCGAATACGTACAGACGCCCTAATGTCTGGTGCCCATCGTCCGAATCTCTGTGAATTTGTACTGTCTTCATTGATTTATTGCTTTTTCGATACTCCAATTTAATCTGTTAATTCTTGAATTTAATGTGCTATATGATATATTGTATAATCTTGCAATTTGCGCGAGGGTTAATTTCTTTCCATCAATAACAAAACACCTATTATTTATCCTGTTATTATTTTGTGTTCTGCTATCAGCCCACCGACAATTATCGGGTTCATAATTTCCGTTTGTATTTATGCGGTCTAATGATAAATTATCTTTGTATCCATTCGCTAAAGCCCATTCTTTAAATGGAACAAATTCGCCCCATTCTTGACAGACATCTATGCCTCTGCCCCCATAATTCTTAAATATTGAACTGTTAGGATTGTGACATCTTTTTTTGATGCCCTTCCAAATATTATACAATCTTGTTCCCTTAAATCCATGCTTATATTTTGGATTGTCTTTACCTGTAGAAAATGTCATTCTCTTTGTAGTTTAGTTTACTACAAAGATAACAAATAGTCGTTAATAAAAACCCCTCAATATCGATTAATTCGTTAAATGCAATATCGAATAATTTCATGTTTTAATAGCTTTTCTTAAATGATAGATGTAAAAAATATCGAGCGCAAAGCACGTCCATCCGGCAGCAATAATCACCGGATAGTGTACTCCGAAGTAATTAGCTGCGTCTGGCAAGAAAGTAAATCCTATCGTTATTACACCCGTGCCTATAAATTTACTCCATGCAATGCCCATACTTTGCCCCGCTGTGCCACGTAACCATAAGAATGAAGTAATAAAGAGCGCTGACATCGGCACATTAACGCCCGTAGAAGTGATCTCATGTAAATATTTAATGCCTGCTTCTCCGTCTGCTACCATATAAAGCACACCAAATATTAAAAAAGTAAAGCCAAGCACAAAAGTACTATAAGCTCTAAAGAGATTTTTTGGTACTCCTTTGACTTTCCCATACCTAAAATGGGTTACCAGTATAAGTACATCAAACACACACCAAATTGAATTGATCCATGTCTGCCACACATCTGCCCATCCGGTAGGATTCCACACAAAACCGAAATAAAACTCCCACACGAAATTGAGAGCCAAAGCATAGAGAGGCATGCAGCATATCTTCTCTTTAAATCCTTTCCAGATGATTTGAATATAGCAAATAGTCCAAGAGAGCCCGCACAGACCAGCCAACAAATGAAAAACGGTAAAATCTCCGAATAATATTGTATCAAGTCCCATGTCAATAAATTCGATATTCAAGCCCGTCTTGCAAAAACACCCACTCCCCGTAATATGTGCTTGAACGGGATATGTAAGCAGGATAGATAGCTTTTTTGCCGTTTACTATTGTCCTGAGTTCCCATGATTCCGTCTCAAAGTTCCATTGCACTACTCTTGCCATTGTGCCTCCGTGTTTTAATTCCAGTATCTCAAGACGCATTTCATGGTTTTCATCGATTGCCTCTGAATTTTCGTAAACTTCAATGATCTCCAATAGTTGTTTGCCCGTATCGGTAGTATTAAAAAATCCCCATATAAGAGCACTGCCAATTACACCACTGGCAACAATAATACCAGCAATATATTTGGCAGAATTAAATACGGACTTCAGGGTAATACTCATTCTTTCTTCTTTGGCTTTTTCTTTAAGACCCATCTGTAAAAGAAATGTTTGCCAAGTGCGCCTAAAAATCCGCCTACAATCGCAGCAATAGCAGTAACTCCTATCTTGAAAATCGCATCTTCCAAATTGACATTCAACATAAATATATTAATATCGAATTGCAACCAGGCAGAGAACACACTACATGATGCCCCGGCAACTGCGCTTATGGCGGTATCATTTGTCATTCTTGATAGTTTCAATAAGTCCTTTTATCTCCTGCATTTTGGCTAATTGTTTCGGGGCAAATATGCCCGTCAAAACAAGAACATCATGGATCAGAATAAACATCAATGTGTTTAATGGGATATCGCCTATCCCGTTAAATACACTAATCAAAATAACAGTATTGCTCAAAAAGAAATACCATAACAACAAAAAACTCATTAATCTTGTCATTGATTGTTTGCCATCCTTCTCTGTAAAGAATCCTGATTTTTCCATCGTTATTTAGGTTTTGAGCCAGTAAATTCCGGCAGTTTTAATAATTCATTTAATAGTGCTTGCTCTACATACGTAGCTGGATTGGCTATTTCGTATCGCCTTGAATGTTTGAAGCCTCCCGATTCCATAATAACAGTTCCATGAGAAACAGTTGCTTCATAATCGTGGTGAAACTCTGATAACCACCAATCAAAATCTTTTAATGTAGCACCATCATCTAATATGATTTGATCTGTATTATGATACTTTTTCATTATTATGTATTTGTAAAATGTATTCTGCAATAAATCCCCATCCCTGTTGTTGTGGTTTTGGTATCTAAGTTCATTATTCCATCTCGTCTGCCTCCGAGATATTTGGGTGTATTCCCTACGGCTGTGGTGCTTGTGGTATATCTGTTATTGGCGCTATTATCAAGCGGAACAGGATATGGCGCAGATGCACCCCATTGTAAAATCCTCCCTGGATGATGTTTTGAAATAGATTCAAATTGAAATTTATTGGGGACAAACCAATCAGAAAATCCGCCAAAAGTAGCCGCCAAAGCAGCGTCAATCTGTGCATTAAATAAGGCATTTGCCTGAAGTATTCTAAACCATCCAAGCCCAGTATAATGATCGATGAAATAATCTGAGATTGCGCCATCCGATGTGAGCCCGCCACCGACATCCGTATATGCGGTCCCCCCTTTGGTGTTTGTAAATCGCTTCTTGTCTATATCGAAATCATTGTTATTAAGAAGATTAAAAAAGTCTACTAAAGGATTGACTATACCTGATTTCCTTAGCGGTGCTGTTATAGTGGCTTCAATATCTGCGTCATCGCCAGTTCGGAATACAGAAGTTTGTCCGGTTGGTGGGGTATATGGATAAACTTTGGCGATAGGCGCACCGACCACCGTATTCTGGACAGCAATAGCAATACTAATCGTACTTACAACCCTAACTGATATGTTTACTATATTACTCATGCCGTTAAATCAGTATATTGTTCAGATTGTGATTTAACTATATTGCCTAAAGAAATTCCTGTTTCGGGATCATGCTTAGTGCTATCATCGAAAATCGCATCTACTGTCTCTAATTTTATTTCGCCAAATATTTCCTCTACTCTGGCTATTTTGGTATCTGCGGATTGTAATAATACTCTGAATATTCCGTTTGTTTCATCATGCCTGATAAGTGGCTTGAACCCTGCTTTAGTTTGTTCACTATATTGTTGAAGTACAGTATTATCGGAATAGAATATGATAAATATATAACCTGCCAAAGTAGTGAGATCAATAACCGCCCCTGCCTCGTCTGTGGCTGTTATTTGCAAGGTGTAATCCCCTCCCTGAACAAATTTATTTGCCATTATTGGGCTAATTGAGAAATCATTTGCAGATTTGTTCCGTCATATATTACTACAACTACCTGCCCGGCTTCTATATCGCCTGTCGCCAAATCCTGATCATGTAATTTCTTGATTGTTTTGGCTCCCAAAGCATTAACATTTAATGTTGCCGCTCCTGTATTGGCTGTATTGGCTGTAAATGAAAACATCATCCCTGTGTAGTAAGCAAACGGTATGGGAGAAAGTGTTATGACGTAGGTATCTGATGCCTCGGCATCTGCCGCAAAATTCAACTTATGCAAACATACAGATTCTATATGCGCGGTATTTATCACCATATCTGTCCCATGTTGCCCAAAAGCGCAAACAGGAAGTAACGCGAAAAATAATAATAGCTTTTTCATGTTAGAATATTCTTGACATTTTTATATAAATAATTAAGGTAGAGCCATTAAAAGAGTTGGCATCAAAAAATATTTCATCAGCCGCATCGAAATCTGCAATCCTTTGTAATATAGTAAAACTCCCTTCTGAATTTCCTGATATATTGCCATTGGCTACAATCTCTCCGCCTCCGGCTGTAAATCCTATATCGAATTGAGTTATCGAACTCCCTGTTGTGTTCTTGAAAATAATATTATCTATTATGTAGCCAGCAGGGAGTAACCCCACAACAGAGCCATCTGCCGTCATTGTTGAATCATTGAATATTTTAACTGTCGTCCAATTGGTTACGTTGCCTGTGGTTCCTGTTTGAACATTGGTGCCATTAATATCCCCGGTTACATCTAATTTAGTGGCAGGAGTTATGGTGCCAATACCTACATTGCCTCCTGTTAATATTCTCATCCTTTCACTACCGGCTTCGTCAAATATTAATGTGGTCGCAAAATCAAGAGTGGCAGAAGCATCCATAAACATAGATGCCACCCTGTTCGTTGCTGTTACACCAATATTAGAACCATCTGTTATGGGATGTAATGTGTTGGTTGAAAACGCCCATGTTCCGTTCTCTATTATATTCGTACCAGACCACGAAGTTATCCTGTTGGTCGTTCCTGTTCCGAGGGCAAACGTACCGGTGAATCCAGGTAATAACCAACTTACATCGCCAGTCAAAACCCCGTCAAGTTTAAAAACTCCTGTGGATATACCGCTTAAAAATTCTATTGTTTCTCCATCGCTGATTCGTAAAGTGGTATCGATTTTGATTATATCTTTCACATCTAATATGCCTCCATTAAGAGCCTTTACGCTATCAATTATAATAGAACGGTAACGCTTCTCGGATTGCGGAAAAGCAAACAGGGGCAATAATAGAAGCGTGAATAATAGTTTTTTCATTCTTTAAGTTGTTGAACTTCCTGTTTTAATTCTTTTATTTGTTTTGTTGTTGTTGAATTGCTTTAACCAAAACGGCAATAATCTTTTTTTCATTCATTAACCAAGGCTGCCCCATTATTCTTCATACATTATTGTTATGGCAAAAGCATCAGAAACAACACTTGCACTATTTGTCGGGTGTAATTTCAATTTCAGACCTGCTGAATCATGCCATACACTAAATTGAAATTCATTGTTTGCTTGATATTCATTCGTTACCGGAGTTGTAAATCCCGTATCGGCCCAAACAACTGCTTGAAACCCAATAATTTTAGCTTGTGCAATCCCTGTCACTATCGCAGTAATTTGTCCACCTTCCGATGACGGTGTTGTGCCGGTGAATTTCTTGAATTTAATATTTGGGGCGTCACTTCCAAGTTTAGTAAAACCATTAATATCAACATTACCAGTCTGAGTTACAGTCACCACTGTTCCACCACTGTTCTTTAACTGGAGAATATCTCCTGTGCTACTGGCATGAATTTGTTGCACTGTTAGTGTTGGATTGGCGTCTGCTATATTCCTTTTTATCTTTACTCCGGTAGTTTCTACCCTTACATCTGCGTTATTAAAGGTGGAATTATTTGCCATTCCCTGATTAGTCTTATAGCTTGTAGCCAGAATCATTCCATTAACATCGAGAGCTTGAGCGGGAGTCGTAGTACCAATACCTACATTTCCTCCAGATGGTTGCAGCGCAAGGGCACGAACAGAAACTCCTTGTTCTACTGATTGAATATCTACATAACGATCTGCTCCTGTCGCACCACCGAAAACCCTCGTAGCCAATTCCATAGTACCCCCACCATCATCTGTTCCAATATTCCATTTTACCTGCTCTCCTGCGGATGTTTTACTGCCACGTACAATGTGAAAATCTGATAAAGGCGCGGCAATGCCAATTCCTAACCTATTGTTAGTATTGTCCCAGAACAAATTTGCATTATCCTGACTATAAATACCAGATGCTCCTGCAAATACAATACTGCCAGTTGTAAACGCAGTTGCAGTACCAGTACCACCTTTGTTAACTGCTATGGTAGTTGCACCCCAAGTTCCTGCTGTTATTGTTCCGGTATTATCGAATATTATATTATCTGTTGAACCACTAAGATCAAAATGTATACTTTGTGCTTGTAATGTTAGGTCATGCCATGCAGCTCCCTGATCGACACTCGTTATAAATGCCTCAGTTCCGTCATGAAACAAAGAAACGCCTTCATGTCCTGACGTATTTACGCTTAACCCAAGCAACGTTTCACTAACATTGGGAGTACCAAATATTCCAACACCCTGAACGCTCAAATCTTGAGTTGGTGCAGCAGTCCCGATACCTAATCTATTATTTACTTCATCATAAGCAGAATTGCCAAATAATATCTTGCCCTTTGTTGCATTTGAAGTGGAACTCAATGTTAGATTTTCACTGGCATCCGTTGCACCTATCAAGGTTTGACCTCCTTCCCTGCCTCCTAATAAAGTTATTGTTGATTCATCTGAAATAGTAGAAAGCAGTTGTGTGCCTGTATGATTTGCTCTGCCTAAATGAAAAGCTGAGTTATTACCATCTAACAAAAGAGCATCCGTAGCGGCATCACCTATAGTTACAGTTGTTTGAGATGCTCCGAATAAGGGCAATAATAGCGCGAATAATAGTATCTTTTTCATCTTGATCCTGTTAAGTCAATTGATAATGTTCCTGAAGTCACTGAGTTCACTGTGATAACGAGCTTGTAAAACTCATTTTTAGCCCCAACAATCTCTATGAAATTGGTCGTTGTCGAACTTGGAAGCGTAATTACAGCCCCTGATATGTCGGCAAAGTTATTCCCGTTATTGGATTTCTGAATCTGTACTGTTGCGTCTGCCGCATCCAAAGAAGTTGCATCAAGCTGAAAAGACAATCCATTATAGCGGATGAAATTGCTTGTAGTAACGGTGCCGTCCCCGCCTGACAAATCAAAGGCAAGGGTCTGTTCTTTGAATTGTGCAGAGCAAGTAAATACGATAAGGAAAGCGAATAATGTAAATAGTTTTTTCATGATTAGTTATTTAAGATTACATAAAATCCATAAGTCCCACTTGATAGGGGTGTTATCTTGAAGCTGGCTGTCGTTTTTGTCACTATGTTTTCCCATCCCAATCCATTATCCTGAATAAATACTTCATAACTCGACACGCTCAATGCGCTGCTGAAAGTAACTATTTTTTGAACACCCGCTACACCGACAAATGAGCCGGCTCTATAAATGTCAAGTGCCAAACTCGTTGAATCATCACTCAGATTGAGGAAACTGTCTGTCAGGTCTACCAATATGGTGTTCAATTGATCGCCTGTGATGGCATTGGTGCCATTTGCTATCAGATTCGCGTTAATAAATGCCAGCAAAGCTGTTCTGTTGAGTGCTGTCATTAGTTCTGCCAGAGTTGGTTTCTGATTATTTTCCCGGTTGTACTTTGATTAATACCGAACATTGCCCCTACCTCTGATTGTTTATATTTGCCAGTTGCGTATAATTGTCTTATTTCTATTGCGTCTACTTTAGTTATTTTGGTCGGCATTAATCCGTTCTCGAAGGCATGAATTGTGTTTTCTTGATGCGTACACCACTCTAAATTATCAGCATGATTATTTAATTTATTCCCGTCAATATGATTAACACATGGCTTATTTTCGTGATTTGGAATGAAAGCCAAAGCCACTAATCTTGAAACTCTGTATCTTTTATTTATTCCGTTATATTTCAATATAAGGCCTAAATATTGCCTACCATCAGGCCCGACTAAATTTGCTCTCATTATGATTTCATCAATTTCATATTGTGTAGTTTTGCCCCAGCTTTTACCTTCTACGACTCGTTTCAATCTTTTTATTCTACCTGAATTAGAAACACGATAGGCATTTTCCCATCCCACTATTGGCAACCATATTTCTTTAATAGAAGTCATTATTCATGTCGTTGTTAAAATCCCCGCCCGTAAGCGGGGGCAATGATTGTCCCTGATCATTGTTCATTGTGATTTCGCCCAAAGATATGAAATCTTTTACCTCCTCATCGCCAACATTTGTTTTATTTATCACCAATTCCTGACCGCTAAGTAATTTTGCGTTCACAGATATGTCATTATCGTTCAATAAAACAAATAATTGCTCAAGTGTACCGAATTCTTGCGCGGATATATCTAAGGTCGATTGATTATCGAAAACTGTCATCCCAATCGTGTTGCATCAATGCTTATTTTTCTCTCATCCAATTCACCGGATAGTTCTATTTTGTTCACCCTGTAATTGTCTTCCTCAAGATTCTTTTTCACTATTCGCCTCATGTCCTGCTCGCTGATATTGCCGTGTTGCAGCATATTTGTGCCGGCTCCAATGGTCGGAAACTGATAAAATTGCCCCGGATTAGCCCGCAAAATGTGCTCGATATGCTGCTGATCACTGTCGCCAACATCCAAATCTCCATTCTTGATTGCGATATCATCATTGATTAATATGTCTTCGACTGCCATTAGTGTTTTACTTTAGTGTCTTCCAAATTTGCAACAACTGTCGGGGTTAATGTGGCTCCGAAAAATGCGGTAAGGGCAACCTTTAAAGCAGCGCCCCCGTCATTTGGCACAGGAACCCATCCAGAAATAGCCGATTTTAAACTATTGAGATCATTTTCTATATTATTTAGCTTTGTTATCAGGTCATTTATGTTCACTAATCCTCCGTTTGCGCCTCCATTAAACTGAGTTAAATCAGTATCAATCAGTATTTTTTCCAGTTCACTTGTCAAAGATACGAAAGCCAGCGTTGTGTTTATGAAAGTAATTACAACTTTTGAATTTTCTTTTGGAATAAGCACAATTCCTGTACTGCCGCTTTCTATTGCCTGCAATCTTACATCAAATCTATCCGCCTCATCGCCAACAGGCGTAACATCACACAAGCGGGTGATTTCGTTCACATTCTTGGCAGTACCGACCAAAGAATAAATCTTTTCCTTTGCGATTGCCTGGTCGATGAATGCGTTGATAATGTCTCTTAATTCTGCATCGCTTGCCATTATGCGCTGATTTTATTCTTTAAACTGATTACCTGCCTGGCTCCATTTATTCCGAAATTTGACTCTACGGTTCTTATCAGATACCGCCCCTCGCGTTCTACATGCTTGTTATCTATCAAATCCACCCTGTCGGAATGGCTTACTGCCGGCTCAAGAAAGGTAGTGAAGTTTCCTGCATAGCCCTCATAAATAAATCGGTCAATATTTCTTCTGACTTCGGTTTCTAATTCGCTGGCTGTAAAATTATACACAAGCAATGCCCTCATTTCACCTGCTTTTGGCGTGGCAGTTACGACCACTTTCCCATTCTGCTTGAATCCAAATCTGACAATCCTTGTATTGTCGGCTTTTATGCTTTCTGCTTTTATCACTATGTTGATGTCGTCTTCGCGCACATATTCAAGGGTGGAATTTATTATATTTTGCTGAAATCCGAATCTATGAACGGGATTATTGAGGGCTATTATAGAGTTCATGCCCTTGACTTGCAATTTATCATCCACAAAATAGATGTGAAATCCGAATTGCTTTTTTAATACCTCAAATATCTTGACTGCATTAACGAAATTCTTGTTATCGATCTCGAACCCGCCAATCGATACCGTAGGGGTATCGTATTCGATCACTAATCCCGTCAGGGAGGCAGCGGCATAGTCCACCACATCCTTAATGGTGGCTTTTTTGAATGACCTTGAATCCAAATTGACTTGTTTTAGCAGCCACATCTTGTCCTCGCACTCAATTATTAATGGGCTGTCGGGGATGATTTTTGAAATCACGCCCTTAAATTTGGTTGTGAGATTGGGAAAATAGCCGAGTTTAATCTCAACCTCATCGCCCCTTTGAAATACGTTATTTGCCCCTACAACTATTGATTTTCCGTTCCTGTCTTTGAATTTATTAGGCAATGTGATGGAGGCGGTATCTGTAAAGGTGTCCCAACTGCTTTTTATGTTCACATTGGTAACATAATCGAACTGGAAATTGCCTATCGTTATTTTACTTACTGGTCTTAACACTATACCTCCAGTTCATTCAATTCGATTGCTGTATCTGAAGACATATCAACTTTAAAGGGCTGCATATTTCTTGTGGCTTCCAATTGGGGTATGTCATAATCGGTTATTACTACTTCGTTAATGCCGAATATAGTATTTAGAAAATTTGATATGATGGTGATTTGCTGGGGTACTTTACAAATCTCTACAAGCGATTTGGCATCATCTTCGGGATATGCGTTACCAATATTGCGTATGAATGCCGTTGGAATCAATGCCCCGGCTGTTGTTATTCCTGCATAAACAGTCCCCCCTACTATTGTGCCGTTCATTGTGATGAGAAAATCCCCGTCTGATACATGCTCTTTTATTGTGCCGTTTCTGCCCTGTATGGCTGTCTTAATAATGTTTTTTGATTGGGTTACAGTCAATAGCACGGCATGTAAGGTAAGTCCATTAAACGGAATAGGCGTGAGTTTTTTAAGATCATCCAAAGCAAAAAAACTGCCTTGCTTAATAATGACTTCATCAAATACTGGTCTGCCCAAATAGCTCCTGACATCACTAAATTCATCGGGTGCCGATCCCTGTAGCCGGAATAAACCCGCTTTTGCCAGTTGCACGGCAGCGCCCTTTATGGCTACCTGGGACGGAAGGGGTATCGTAAACTCTCCCATTATCCTGCTGTTTGTGCTGTTTGGGTATCGGTCAAAGCGGCTAACAATGCTTCAGTCACCCCGTCTTTAACTTCCGTCAAACCCTCTTTGAAAGTTTGCGGATTAATAGTAATCATTTCTACCAATTTCTCAACGGTTATATTAAATACCTTCGGGGCAGCGCTTGTTATCCTTGTAACCCCTGGAGCTTGTTTGCCTGTTGCCGTTCCCCTCAATTCCTGTAATCGCTTTATTTCTGCTTGTGCTTCTTTAAATTCCTTGCTTCCAAGTGCGGCTTTTCCAAGTTTTGTTCTTTGTACTGATAATAATTGGGTTATTTTATTGAGTGATAATATCTTTCCTTCCTCTCTTTTTAAGTCATTAAGGCGTTTTAATGCTTCCTTTTTTTCTTTCGCAACCCTTTCGGCATCGCTTTTTTTACGTGCATCCTGTATTTCTTTCAGCCGCCTTGCCTGCCTTTCTTCCGGTGTTTCTTTCGCTAATGCCCTCTTTTTTTCCAACTCATCAAATGCTCCTTTTAATTTCTGTATTTCCTTCTTATATTCTTTAATAGATATGGCGCCTTTATTAAATTCGTCTTTAAGTATATTTAGTGCTTTCTTATTGGCTTCGAGAAATGGTATATGTTCCGTTAGTGCCTGTCCGGTTTTTCTAAGTTCTTCAGTAATCAATCCTTGTGATTCCAACATATCAAGTCCCGCATCAACCAAACCAAAAGTGGCACTTTCCTGATTGTTGAGATTTGCTATTAAATCAAGGATGGCTGATCCTACAATCGCTGCCTGGCTGGCAGTTTTTGCCATTGACCCGGTTCCGTCTTCAAAACTCAGTATAAGATTCTCCCATGAAACACTTAAACCTTTGGCTTTTTCATCCAAGCTGCCCATGTTTATCTCGGCTTGGCTCATTGCATTTCCGACCTCATTCAGCGTGCCATCAAGTTCCTGGAATATGGCATTTTGATCTATCAGGGTAAGTAATCCTGTTGCACTTTCAAGACCAACCAACTTAACAGCATCAGCCAGCGAGAGATTTCTTTTTTTCAGTTCGGTTACGGTAGCGCTAAGTCCTACTATCGAAGGATTGATTTTTTTGTCATTCTGGGATGCTAATTTGCTCAGTACACCCCTTAATTTAGTGCCGGCTTCTGCGCCCCTTATGCCGCCTTTAGCAAGCGCCTGTATAGCTGCGTTGGTAGTTTCAAAGCTAACCCCTGCCGCTTTGGCTGCCGCTCCTGAGTTCTTTAGCGCCTCGGCTGTGTCGGCTATTATGGAGCTACCTTTCTGCTGTGAGGTTGCGAGTATATCAGTAAATCTTGCCGCGTCTTTTGCCTCTGCCCCAAATTGGTTCATGGCGCTTGTCAGAGCATCAGCACCGGCAACGCCCTCTATCCCTGCCGCTTTTGCCAGTATAAGGGCTTGCTTAGTTACTTCTGCAAGGGCTTCTTTGTTCTTTAATAGCTCTGGCTGGGCCGAACCAACACGGGTAAATGCAGCAACAATATCAGCCGATGATGTATTAAGTTGCCCGCTCATGCTTCGGGCTGACTTTGAGAAAAATGCCATTTCCTCTGAAGCCAATCCGGTGATTGACTTGAGCGTGGTCATCTCCTTATCAAACTTTACAACAGTATCTATCGCACCCCTTGCTAATGCCGCTGCTCCGAAGGCAATTCCCAAAGCACCGCCTAACGCAAGCGCACTTTTACCCAATCCTTTCATGCGGCTATCCATAGCCCTTGCCTTGCCACTGACCTTATCCATCTTGCCAGAGAACCTGTCTCTGAGACCGATAATATATTCTACGTTTTTAGCGGGCATCTATGAAAGTTTTAACGGCACTTGTGCCATTGGTATTATCTCTCTTTTGATTAACCATCTTATTTCGCATTCTCTTTTGACAAATGTGTCAATATCCATTTCATCGGGATTTTCCTTAAAAAAAAACCGGATTAACGCTTTCATTTGCGCGAATCCGATCACGTTTGTATCTGCCAGCGAATATTCGCTTAATTTTTTTTTATATCAACTTCAACTGGTATTAAAAATTCCTCTGCTATTTTTATGCAAATCGAAGCTGTCATTCTCCCACTTTGTTCTATCTCCTTATCACAGCTTACTTTGCAGGTATCAAAAATCGCTTTTCCTCCGTCTGCCATCGCCAGATTACCAGAAGGAGAAGTAAGTGCGGTAAGCCCGAAAGAAATTGCCTGAAAATCCGGCTCTTTTATGACGCATTCCAGCTTCTTTTTTCCGCTCTTTACAATGAAAGTGGTTGTATTTTTTGGCTTGTCTGTTGCCATTATGTGCGTACTACGTGAGAGAATACGATATTGAATGTCCCCACCAGGTCCGTGTCCCCTTGTGCCCCACCTCCGGGGTCATTGGTAAACTCTACGTTTTTTATGACATGGGTTCTCACCACACTTCCTGCGTTGGCAAAAACAAGTATGACATCAAAGAGGGGTATGTCCAACAATGAGCGGCTTGATGCTGCTGCCCGTATCGCCTCTGTTTCATTCATTGAGATATCAAACGAGCCGGTGCCGTCCTTGGCGCCATGACCTCTGCTTACTGCATTGTTTCCGGTGCCGAAGTTGTTTACCTTGTCCTGGGTTTCCTCATAGTTAATTGCGGTAACTCCCACAACAGGAATATTGAGAATCAACATCGTGATGCTGACATAATCATATGCTCTCCCGTTCACCAGCGGCACCGCCATAGCTATAAGTATTTATAGGTTAGTCCTTTATATTGTTTGTTTTCTCTTGCGATTTCTGCTACGTATGGCTGACATAATCCTATCTGCTTACTCATTTCAGTAGTGCTTTGATATATCTTGCCAGTTTCAATTTCTAAAACGGCTCTCCTTTTATCATGGTTCATCATGTGATTTTCCTTATATTGACGAATAGATAAACCTGATTTTAATATTCGATTGAATGTTGTTCGTGGAATACCATAATAATCTGCCGCTATCTGCCGTGATTTAAACTCCTTATCATCAAATGTAACCGATTTACCAATACCTTTATTTGGAGGTGATATTCCCGTTAATGGATGCACAAAACCTACTTGCCTACACTTATGATTCTTTGCTATTTTGGCTTTTGCTTCTGCTGTATGGTTGCCTTTAAAACCATCACCCCCTTTGGTTAGATTGTATCCTATTCCTGTAACATAAGAGGCATGTAATTGAATGAAGTGTTTTTCCAGGTCATTAAGGAGATTTTCATTAGAGATATTATCGGCAAGAATTGTCTTTTCAAATCCATCAACTCCATACTTTTCAATAGCCCTATTTATTGCGATTCCAGAACCCAAATAGTTTTGACTTTTCGCCACTTCCTTATAGCTTTTGCCGATATAAATTTTATCGTTAGCGGTGTTTGTGGTTGCATAAATATACATGCCTAAAAATACGAATAATATGGTTGTTATCAAAGTTTTCATTATGCTATTTTCAAAACAAATCCGATGTCAAATTGTATTTCTCTCGCTACCCCAACAGGTATTATCTGAACACCAATAATTATTTTTGAAGTCGATAATACATTTTGTAATGGATCAATAGTTACCGCAAAGAATGATACTTCACCATCTATCTCCATTGCCTCCAATGCTTTGTCTGTATCGTTCTTAAAGATTGCAATAGTGTCTTCGCTTAATGTGCCGTCCTCATTCACGTATAGAGGTCTGTTCAGATTTGGCAGGTTATTGGTCCTGATATTCCGTACCGCTTTGTCCATTGTGCGGACGTTCTCTAATGTGGCAAAATCATTTGTCTCTATAATTGCTGTCCATGAATCAGAGAACCATGTGCCGGATAATCCTTGTTGCTTTCTCAGGAAGACATAATGAAAATCATCCAGCGTGTCTTTTAACGATGCCGAAATATCTTTGTAAAGGTCGCCTGTGGCAAATGCCACTTCATCCAATCCTGTTCCGGTAACGAGTGGGAATTTCTCAACCCATGCAATATTTTCATGCACTGACGCGAAAGCTACTGTACCTAAAGTAACCCCTGTGGTGCCAATTGAAAAGCCATTTACACCTTGCAGGTTATCTCGCAAGAATACCCAATTCGAGGCATCGTATGGTCCCGGGTTATCGCCAGGCGAGGCAACCGCAATTGCTGATTTTGCCTGATATGCTCCGCCTTGGAATATTACTTTCTCTCCTGCTACGTATGCCTTTGTATTGACATAAGCGGGCTGATGATAATCGCCTTCCTCACCAATCAGCATAGTAACACGCTCATTTGAAAGCGTCTGTAATGTAGCAAGGGTTGATAATGTGGCTGAACTCATATCTGAATGGAAGACAACACTCAACGGCTGATGCAATGCTTCTAAGTCATCAAGTATGCCCTGAGTGGTAGTTAAAGCCCCTGCAGTAAATGTTTCATGACTGACATAAACACCCATTTGCCTGATAGCACCATCGGCAAAAGTTTGAACAGTTTCAATCTCTGTGGCATCATAAGTTCCTTGCGCAAAAATTCCAACGAATAGAACACCTTTCGGCTCAAGGCGGAAATATTCGCTGATATGATAGTGCAGTACCGCGAAATAAGCACCTACACCGCCTGACATCTGTACGTCTGTACTGCTTCCTCCTGCGCTTGCTGCTGTATCCGTTGCGTTTCTATTTACAAATACAATAGGAGTGCCTGTATCATTCTTTAAGCCGAGTTTTGCCGGTTGTACAAGTGTGATAATAGGATTTGCGTCTGTCGCCACCCATCCATGATTTCTGCCTGTGTTTGTCTCTGCGTTGATGGCAGCTACTAATCCGGCTACCAATGAGGCGATAGTAGTGGCAGTTAGGGTGAATTGACCAATAGAAGCGCCATCAATTTCAATCCTTACAATCTCTCCGATAATCCATGTTCCGGTTACTGTTACCTGCCCGCCTGTGGCAACTGTTTCATCTGCGTGCTGATCGAGTATGCCAAGGTCTTCGGCTTCTTTTACAGAAAATATCTTCTTGATGCGATCAGAAGTGCCAAAACCGGAAGGCAAAGTGCCAGCAGTGTAGAATACCATGCTGGATATGTGATCTTCTCCTGTTAGTGGGCGACCAAGCCCGCTTGCGGCTCGATTAAATATAATGTCATTTAAAGCCATTATCTACTTGCTTTCCACTTCTTTGTCAGCCATGTATTTTTTCAATGGCTCTTTGTTCAGCTTCTTCCATTCAGCTTCAGGATATCCTTTTTCCGCACATACCGCTTTGAGTTCTTTTACGGAAAGTTCAGCAGGAGGCGTAGGTGTTGATAAATCCGCCCGACCAATAGTTATCATTTCGGTTTTCAGATCATGGGCGTGGCTTGCGGCAAAATGACTCTCGTTAAAGAAATTGCCATCTGTGGCTGCGTATATTATCTGCCGGTCATTATCTTTGAAATAATGCCTGCATCTTTCAATAAGTTCTTTTTTATCAAATACGGGGGCTGTCATAATAAAGTATTTTTAAGAAGATTGAACAATAGTAACAATCCCTCTGCCATCTGTTCGGAGGGCAATAGAGCCGTGCATCGCAATGGCACTCATCAAGACATCTGCATAAAATTCAGGTGCGTTTTCCTGTGCGAATACCCTGGTTGCTCCAAGTGCGTTAGCAACTTGATCGCTTTGCCAGCAAATCGCACCGAAATTATCATCTGTTGCCGGGGTGAACCCAACTGCTCTTAATACGGGAGTGGTATTGTTATCATATACTGTTACGTTTGATCTGACCATGATATTGAATCCCCAGAGATTCCGAACAACTGCTTCTGGCAGGTTGCCTTGATTCATAAACTCAGCACTGAGCAATTCGGCTTTGTTCTCGATGAGCATGTTGTGATACATTGTTGCAGGCATTAAACACCATCTATCCTGTTGCATTACATCGTCATTGTCCAACTTTGCTGCTGCACTTGCAAGGTCATCAATCTTAACTGCTTTCCTGTTGCCTGTTCCGGTAGGAGGTGCAATATTTGCTGTATCTGTTCCTGTGGTTTCTACGATTTGCCCTGATGCACTGACAAGACCTGCCCCTGCCCATGTATTAGCAGTTTCATCACCGATACGCTTGTTGATTTGGGTTACGTGATCCCTCAAAAGGGAAGCACGTTTGTCATAGCTGACCTGCAATTCATCCAACGCCCGTACAATAAATGTATCGGTTGAATATTCATTCAAATCATAAGTCCTGTCCGTATCAGTTCGTTGCTCGATTGTGCTCGGAAGGGAGGCACGATTTTTCACAACCGTTGGCGCTGTTCCTGCCTGTGGCACATGAACTGTCAGGTTTTTGATGAATTCGCTGTGATTCATCGACTTATTTACAAAATCGCTTTCGGGTAACAGGGTTTCCTGAATCTGTCTTACCCACATTTCGGTTTGGATAGCCATTGTCTTATTTATTAATGGTTAATAATTAGTCAATTTGTTGATCTGCGCCAGTTGCAACGAAAGCTGTTCCGTTGTATCTGAATGCTTGTGTGTGTGTTTTGCCTGCAACCCCTGTCTGAACAGGTGCGGTTATCCCCGTACCATGTGTCAGCGTTTCAGTGCCATTTGTTTTGTTTTCGATCACGATTTGTGCTCCTACCCTTACCCCGGAATCGATAGTCAGATCAATTGTGCGGTTGCCAGTGGCTTCGGTAGTTACTCCGTCTATCCGTGTGTATTCATCTGAAATCGTTATGGCTTGTGTTCCGGTAGCGCTTAATGTCGCTGTTGCGCCTCCGCCATGTGGGTGTCTGATTACTGTTACTACTGCTGCCATGATATTGGGTTTTTAGAGGTTATTATTCGTTTTACTTATGCTGCTACTTGGTCTTCGGGATGTTTGACATCGTAATATGCTTCATACATTTTGCAGAACAAAGCCAGGTTCTTTTCCTTGATCTTGTTCAATCCTGCTCCGTCTTCTTTCTGCCACTTGTCAAAGTTCCAATCCTTTCTGTCTGCAGGAATCAACTCACTGCTGCCTTCACCGGTTAATTGGTCGGTTATGATTTGTGCCGGTGTCTTGAATGATTCAACAACCAATTTCAAGCCATCAAAGTTGTTTTCAAACTTCTCCATGAGTTCATCCTTTTTGGTCTTATCGACCTTGCCTGCCTTGATTGCGGTATCAATTGTTTCCTCAACCATTGTTTTGTTCAAGTCCTTTTGCTTGTCCTCAAACGCTTTGATTGTTAGCTTTTGGGCAACAATTGTTTCGTTTGCCTCAGTCAGACTTGTTTCTGATGTTGCCAATTCTGTTGTTTTGGTTTCGAGGTTTTTTGCAATCTTTTTGATTGCTTTAAGGATTGCGCTTTCGTTTGCATCCTCGTTCAAGCCGAGAAAATCAGTGATAGATTTCATAGTATTGGTATTTGATGGGTTTGTGTTATGGTCAAAATTTATCGGGTTTTCGTGGTATTCGTTGGTCATTGCAAGCATCATATCAACGGTTACTTCCGTATCATTTTTGGGCTTTTGATTTGTCTTGTCAATCTTATCGATAAAGCCATGCTTGTTTTTTGCATCGTGAGCGCCAATCCAGGTTTCCGCCTCAACCATATCTGTTATTGTCTTACGGCTTTCCTTGGAGTTGTTTGTCAGGTGAGTAATGATTGAATCCTTCATCGCAATCAAACCATTCTTCACGGTTTCATCTTCGGTTTCATCAATCGTTTCACCTGCAAGATTCGGCTCATGCACCATTATTTTTGCAAAATCTGTACTGTGCCTTGAACCTTTATTGCCTGAAACTAAAATAAGTGAAGCCATCGAAGCTGCAATTCCTACATTATGGGTATGAATTTTGGCGGATGATTTTTGATTCTCAGCTATAATGGAAAAGCCGTCAATTATACTGCCCCCCGGTGAGTTAATCCATTGGTGAATATCGGTTACTCCTTCACTTACTAATCTTGCGATTTCCCTCGCAACCTCTGTGCCGTCTATCTCGCCTCCAACAGTACCATACAGCAAAATGTCTGCTGTCTTGTCACCGTTGCGCATATTGGTTGTAAAACCTTTCATGCCAGTTGCTTCTTCAAAAAGGGTGAATTTGATGTTGTGATCTTTGAGCCATTTTCTTGCGCGTTCAACAGTGAACCTGTCTTTTGGAAATCTGTATGATTGTGTTTTACCGCTGCCACTTGGGTCGCTTTTTAATGGTCCGCCTAAAATCTGTATTCCATTTGGTAATGTTTGCAGAGTGAGAATTCTTACAAAATTATCAGGGTCTGCTACCCTTGCCGCATGAAAATTTGGAAAAGGCATAGGACAAAACTATGGCAGGAAAAAAGAAAATGCAAATTTGGTTTCCTACGTGTCAGTAGATTTTAAGACGATGGGAGGTAGGGTATTTTTTGTTTTTGGGTCTCGAATGTTTCCTTTAAAAAGTGGGTAACGATAGTTACAAGAGCTTTTTAGAGGAATGAAATTAGCGGTTATTTACACATAATTCTATTTATAGGGCGATGCCGGAAGGCAAGGATATTTGTAAGTAATGGCTTTGAAAAAACAGGATTTAGTTAAGAAGTGCTGGAAACAAGAATATCTTAAAAAGAAAAAGGTTGAATTAATGTATGCCACAACGGATGGCAACTTATTTAATGAAAAGCATTTTGCCAGTAGTCATGCTCAAGCCCTGAAAACAGAAGTGATAACAATTACAATCGATGACATTAAAGAGATTTCCTGGCTTTGGAAATTCCGTGTTAGGGTAGGTCATTTTTTGTCTTTATGCTCCAGAATTGCGTATGTAATTTGGAATACTATCATTCCAAAAACAGCAGGAAGCATTTTAAGGACACTGCTTTTGAGTATAATCGCTATGATTATAGCTACCATTATAGGATATTGGCTGATGCGAATGTTAGGATGGGTATAAACAGTCCCCCTGCAAATATCCCAATTTGCCCTATAATATCGCAGGAATTATGTTCAATAACTTTGGTCATTGTGTGTTGGTTAATTTCAAATTCGAGACCTTTAGCCCAAAATAAAAAGATACGAGTTGTTTCGCAATAGCGAAATAAGGTGTATTTTGTTCCGCCCTTGCGGAATTTTGGGCTGTTTGCTGAGGTATAACCGATGAGGTCATTTGGCAAATGTAAATCTTATCAGGTAAATAATCAAACTTTTTAGTGATTATCTCACCAAATCGCGCCAGATAGTGCGCTCGGATAGATAGAATTTTCTGGCGAGCTTGATAACTGCATTGGATGAGGAAGAGGAGTTTGCAACCACTTTTTTAACATGGTCGCTGCGCTTTTGCACGTTGCTTTTATCTCTCATTCTGCTCATATCGTATCATCGGTTCTTATGCCTGATTCAGTCCCTGGTTGAATAACCATATCCCTTGTCTGTTCAAGAGCCAATGTGCCTGCTGCTATCAATTCCAAGTTAGTATCAAGTACGCCCTGCTGTGTCATTTGGCAGGTGAAATCCATTTGCCAATCGGTTATTCGGTCATGGTCTGTGTCTTGTCTTTCTGCCTGCCGTACTAATTTGGTATATTGAGTACCTTCAATTCCATGTATAGCAAAATAAATGAGTTCCAGCGTTGCGTCTATTGCTGCGAATACTTGCGTAGCAGACTTGAGTTCCGAGAATCCTATATGAAGGGTAATGACTGTATCGGGAGCGTCCTGTTCATCGTTTACGTTACCTACGCTGCTATCACGGTTCGGGGTATGATGAGTTCTCGACCAGGGAATAGAAGTAAATTCTATAAATACAGCAGGATAATTAAATGCCCTTTCGGTTGCCTCGTTATCAAACTGATTATTCCATAATCCGGTTGTCTTAATAACCTTAACGGTTTCAAGGGCGGTAACAATGTCATTAAACAATTCTAATTTAACTCCCATATTCTTCTATTATTTCATGACAAGATGAACAAACAACTTTTTCAGTTTTATGCACTTCCTCTTTAATGTTTGGTTTGCTTCCTACAAAAAACACCAATCTCCACATATCGGAAAATATCATATCTCCACATGCTGAACATTTGCGGCAATCCGTTTGCTCTTTTTCCCACCGATAATTAATGTAAAGATTAACTGTTGCCTCTACCATTATCTGAATACTTTGTCCATTTCCTTAAATATTCTGCGCTCCAAATCCCTTTCAAGTTTCCGAGAATCCCCAATGAATTGTCTTTGTGGCATGTTTTTCAGTCCGAGATTGTGCCTTGCTGCATAAGGTATGCCGCTTGTGCCTATCTTGATCTGAAAAAATGTGGCAATGCGTACCGCCATTGACCCCTTTAATGAACTTGACATTTGCAAATTAGATGGCTCTCTTTCGGTTTTTGAAACCCTTGTGCGGGATAATCTTTTCAATCGTGGCGCCCATTTCTTGAATCCTTTGTCGGTAAATCCACCTTTGCGGAAACCCTCTAAAAAGAAATTTAGTGCCTCATTGCCTAATATTTTGGGCAGGGTGGCTTTCTGCAATCTGAATAATTGTTGCGTTCTCTTTAATTGAAAACTGCCTATTTTTCTGACGCTCATTCTTTAGGAGGTTTGGGTAAAGGCATCCAATAATTTGGTTCGCAATCAGTTTCATCATACGCCTGATTAGGTAATGACCATGTTTTATCTTCGCAATCATAAAATACAATATCATAATTGCTCTCACCAGCCGGAAAAAAAGCTAACAATTCATCGCTGGTTTTCGGTAATCTGTCTTTAACGCTTATCCAGTCCATATCTTACGGATTAAGTGGTAAATTAAAATTGCGTTTTTTCAATGCCTCATGTTTGGCGCTAACATTAAAATATGGGTGTTGTCCCTTACCTTTTTCAGTAAATATCAGTTCGGTTTTGCCGGGATTATTAGCAAATAGCTTTTCTTCATTCATCGGCACTCCTTGCAAATCGCTCACTTTTGCCTTCTCTAATTTAATAACAATGCACCTGCAATTAAAACCATTTTTTGGCATCCTTGTATCCCAAAATTCGTCATCTACGGGACGCACTATGCCATCCCATGCAGCATGTTGCGCCCTTACTTTGTCGTCTTTGGCTGTTTGGTATTTTAGGAAGGGCAAAATCTCCTTATCTTCCTGGATGCCTTGCCATCTACGGGCTGATTGCGCTTGTCCGATAGTCGTATCAAATTCGGTTCTTTGCCATGCTACATTATACGTTTCATAAATTTGGTCTGCATCTTTTTTGAAAGCTGAAAATGAGCGCTTAAATCCCTTGTCATCAAAGATAAAATTACGGATGTCCTTTGTCTGGTTGAATACTTTGGCTGCTGAAAAGAAATGAATGTTGCGATTGAGTTCCTTTAATGTATCGAAAGCGGGTCGCTCAATGCTTTTTAACGTGCCTCCATAGCCCTCAAATAAACCCTTTTGCAAGTCCCCCGCAATGGCATCGTAGAGATTTTGAGGCAGGTCGGTAAGTTTTATTTTGCCGGTCCATATATCCCTGAGTATCTTGTTTTTTTCCTTTTCTGTAAGCATTAATCTTCAAAATCAAGAGTGATAAATCCTCTATTAAATGCAGGGAATGTATCATAAACTGTACTATCAAATACCCCGCCAGTTCGCCTGAAAAGAACAATTACAGTATCAGTGATAGAACCAACACCACCATCTATGTCCCCGGTAGCGCTATTAAAAATTTCAAGTGGAGTATAAATTCCATCGCCATCATCCCTGATGATAACATTGACTTTTCTAATCAGCTTAAATACATCAGTTGCCAGTCCATGTGATATGCTCACAAATCCCGTAGCATTCATATCCCAATCGCCTATGTCAAATGTTTTGGTCTTGATTGGTGTTTCAACACCGGCTTTATCAGTTACTGATCTTAAATCGGAAAAGTTGTTATCATCAAATCTCAGGGGTCCGGTAGTGCCTGTTACGCTGGCTCTGTTTACTTCATAAGTACTGATAGACGCCCCGTTTCGGAAGGTCTTATCTCCGGCTGTATCGAAAGTGGTGGCTTTGACAAACTTGTTATCCGTAGCTGTATTAATTCCTGTCTGTGCGTTTACTTTTATGAGTTCTCCAGCTAACATAATCCATCCCTCTGTAATGGCTACGTTTGGGGTTGTTCCAGAAGCTACCACACCTTGTACTATGAAGTTATCACCATATCCTCTCAAGAGATGATTTAAGGCAACGTATATGCCTTGATTTCCTGCTATGGTTCTACCTAAAAACCATCTTATATCATCTAATACGAAAGGAAATCCTCCGGTGCCAGTTGTTGCGAGTTTGTCCATGATCTATGTTAATGAATTAAAAAATTGATTTGTTATGTTCCCTTTCTCCACCCCTTCAAATGACCTACCGGCAGAGTTGAATAATCTTACCTGGTTCTTGAATCTTTCATCTGAGTAATTAATCTGTCCTGTTATTGACAGTGGTATATCTATTCTGTAATTAAATGGGAATTCATCTTCGACACTGAATAGGAATGTAATGGTGCTGTCAATCACCCAAAAAGTAGCGTTGGGAGGTTGCTGGTTTGTATTATCTGCTATGCACTTGAAAATTGTATTGTCCTCCATCACATAATCTTCCGGGGATGCTATGTAATCGGTAGTGGGGTCCCAATTATTGTAAAAAAATACCGGATCGGATTGCTCTGCATCATTGAACAGATACAATACCTCGCTCACGTTATTATTGACTATTACAATGCCTTCATTGATCGGATCCCATCTATTGTTCAGATACTTCTCCAGATATATGGTACGTGCATCAAAAAGGAGAAATTCATTAATGAACAATTGAAATTGATACAGTGATGGGTTCTTTTGCCCAAAACTCTCAATCACCACATTGTTATTATTTAGCGTCTGCAGCGGCTTGATTGCAGAGAATATGTATTTCAGAAAGTCGCTTTTCCGCAAGAAATGAGGAAGCGCCTGGAATGATAATTCTCTGAAGTTTACGTTAAAAACTGACATTGTTTTTTAAGTACTGATAAATGTTAAATTGCTGATTGTTTTCCAATCCGTTGGGTTTTGGTCGGGTTGTTTGTTGGTGTTATTTGTTAATGCCTCATATACTATTTGATTGAATCTTACCTGATTTCCTATTACATAAGCGGTCACAGGGCTCCAATCGGATGGCGTAAGTATAAGAATCGGGGAGGGATCGGTTACGTAATATCCAGCGTTTGGCAGGTTTGTCTGGGTCAGCGTTGCCAGTATATCCTCAAAAGTCAATAATCCGAACTTCGCCTCCACTACATCGGCAATAACATTCTCAACCCCTCGCGCCAATTGTATGGCATCGGTCAAATCCTGCACCCTGAATGTTGAATCAAATGGCAGCCCTTCAATATATCCGTCAATAGCAACCTGTACTGGACTTGTACCATCTTCGATTAGTGTTCCGTCCGCTTTTAATACAAGGGGATCAAATACAATTGTATATGCTAATTTTAGCGTGTCAGGGTCATCGCTTATTACTATTGTCTTGGTGCCGGCTATTTTGTACTGATCAAGATACGCCTCAAAGGCGGTTTTTTCTGCTGTCGTTAGCTTTTCCAGCCCTCCCACACCATCATCCTTGGCTACCTTTAATGTGACCAGTTGATTAATATCCCTTGCCGATGCCTGTTCAATTATTTGTTTTGCCAATGCCTCTGTCGATGTGGTGTCTGCATATACGAATATCTCGTTGATGAATTCAAGTTCATCCCCGTTTTGGAATTTCTTGGCTTCATTCACATACCACCTGGTAACTCCGGGGGTTATCTCTAAAGCCCTTTTCTCTATGTCCGCAACATGCTTATCGAATAATTGTTCATGTACAAATACCTCGAAAGCGACAACCCAAAATAGAAGTCGCCAGATAGCGACCTTTGAAGCCGTTGTCAAATCGGTTAGGAATGTTTGTGCGCTGTCGGGGTTGGGTACAAGCGTATCCAAGCTACTGAAGGTTTCTTTTTCAGTAATTATCTCATCGAAGATTTGTTGTATTGTGCGAGATGCCATTATTTATGGGCGTTTAAGTATTGCTACTATTTGAAATGTTGAATTGTCATTATGAGGTTTAGCTGCCATTGTCATCAACACTTTGTATCTGATTTCGGCTAATGCCTCATCTAATGCTATTCCATCGCCTTTATTGCGACAGATAGGTGTTATTGTTGCTTGTGTTATTTGCATTTCCATTATACAAAATTCTCATATAATTTTGCCACATCATTCATTATCGTTGCTATATTTTCAGGCGGTTCCGGTTCTTCGCCCCTAATTGATTCAACTTTGATGCCTGTAGCTTCCTCGATGGTTTCTGCTGAATATTGAACTCCCAATGGCAGCAGGTCTTTGATAATATCCTTCTTTTCTATTGTTGTCAGGGTTTCATCTGCCTTAAATTTAAACTTGTCGCCTTCTTGAAGTATTCCATGAATGATCATTCGCGGAATCAAATCGTCATTTATTACAAATTCTGCTTGCCGCATAAAGGTTATTATGAACTTCTGAAATAATCTTTCCTGTACTTCTGCACTGCCAACAAATGCCTTTTCATCAAACACAGCCACTTGTCCTGCAAATCCCTTGCTTATTTCTTCGTTATCTAACTTGATGGGCTCGATAAATACTTTGGCATCGCCTTTGGCTGCTTCTGCAAATACAATTTCATCATCACGATCAAACACTCCCCAGGCAGCAGCGCCCATGCGTTGCATCATTTCCTCCATGTTCTTTCTTTTCTTGGTATCGTGGATGTCTGTGCGCCCCTGACGAATAGGCATCCCGAATATCTCGGCAAACTCCCACATTTCAGTAAAGAGGTTCTTTTTACTCAGAGCGTGAGGCGTGGCGCCATTGAGCCAACCCATATTATCGTCTTCCTCCCCAATATAAATAAACCAATCCTTTAAAGGTGGTTCACGATATGGAAACCCCTTCCTCTCCGTATTAAATATATCAGGTTTTACCAAGTCCCATTCCGGCACTACATTCTCTCTCGGAACAAGTTTCATCTCAGGGAATCCGTCCTCTATAATATCGCCAAGCTCTATAAGTGAATAACCGAAAAACGTGGCTTCTACCGTATGGTCAAGGAATTTAAAAAACCATTTCTTCTTAAATAGTTTGGTTTTGTCCTTATCTTCCTCTCCATCTGCATTGATTATCATAAATTCCTTTGCCTTGATCTCGTTTTTGATGGATTTGATAATGCCACTGATATGTCCGTCCAGTATTACGTCTTTGTAGATTCTGATAAGTGTATGGCGGCTGGGGATGTCGGGGTCTTCTGCCATTTGCAGAGCGATTCTCCATTTCCTGACATCCTCGACCTGGCGAAATTGCTGGCGAGCTATAATCTGCTCGGTTATCGCGGTCCGGGTGGGCTGGGGTTTATCGACATTTTCTATTTTGCCGAGTGTGATATTAAGATATGGTACTTTCCATGCCATTAGCTTGCTTTATTGATTGCTGTGATTATTTCGTTATACCATTTCATAACCTTTGTGGCGTGGTATGGTAAGAACTGTTCTTCATCATAGCCCGGGCAAATAAAATGCATGATGCCGCGTTGATGGGTATAATATATTTCAGGAACCGGCTGGCTGTCCAAGTGCTCCTGCAGGTTGTCGAAGGCATCGGCTAAAGTGATTGTTTTTCCCTGCATTTTGCCGTCTTTTGGTGCTTTGTAAATAACCGCCCCGCCTAACTTTTCAAGAGAATCTGCATTTACCCAATGGGTTTCATCATCCATGAAGCGTACCATCTTTACGATATTGCTTTTATTGGCGTGGGTGTGTGGAATATAAAGACCTGGTTTTCCAGGGGTTCGTTTTCCAGGGGTTCGTTTTCCCTGTTTGATGCAATAGAGAATATCAGTATTGATTGTTTCTGATACCCATTCCTGCCCTTCTTTATAGGGTGGCTTGGGCTTTTGTTTAACTAAAGGTTCTTGTTTTTCGCCTATGGTCATAACGATAATACTATTATGATAAGAAGGGTAAAAGAAATCACCATCGCTAAAACGAATTTATCGGTATCGGGATTCCCATGTGTGTAATTTTCCATTAGTACCTATGGCTTAATTTCGGCTGACTTCCATAAGTTATATTCTGCCCTTTCTGGTCATCATGGAATATTGGTAAATCGGCAGTTACTTTACCTGTGCTTATTTTTTTCATCAGTATCATTGCCTCTGCCCTGGCATCAATTCTTATATCGGGAATATTGCGGGGGTTGATCAGCTTATGGAGTTGAAATATAGTCAAGACAACGGCAAGGTTTTTGACCATACGGTTGCGGTTATCACCCTTGATAAATGAGTTGGAAGGCACTACATCCCATTCCTGCGTGTCGGGGGTAAATCCTATAATGCTCAAATCACCACTCAATGAGTTTTCCCTATCTGTGCCGAATTGGATTGGTATATTGGTAGGGAATTGCTTGACTGCCCTGTCAAAATCATCATGTGCTTGATGGCGCAAATGGATGTGATTATTATGGCGATGGTCATGGTGATGTCCCAAAGCTGATATAACACTCGGATCGAAATCAACAACTCCAATAGAATTGGTATCATTTGTGCGGTCCGCTGCTGTATAGTAAATGCGTATCCTGGTTTCTATACGTTTTAAGAAAATGGTCTTTGTCTTATCCCAGCCCAATATTGTATCGTGATTGCCGGTGAAATTATTTGCAGTGAATGAAAATGTAGTATCGGGATTAACCCCTGTGGTTATCTGTTCGGCATGAAATAGTGAAAAGTTCTCAGTTTTATTATCCCATTTGCCCGGTGTAGTTGCGGGCGTCTCTCCTGCCGCCACAGACGCATTGGCTTCAAAGATATCATCATTGAGTACCGTACTAATTGTTTGCTGAAAACTGACCCTATTGCCTAAAACATAGGTTGTGGCAACATCATAAGGCGTCTCAGAATACTCAACCAAATCATTGATCTGATAAGTGTCTGCCTTGACAAAAGGGATTATCTCAGGGAAAAACTTTCGCTCATCATAGCGGTGCCGGAGGTGAGTGGCGATAATTTCCTGCACATCGAATTCGGCATTTTGGCGGACTTGCAATAATGTCTTGGCGGTTGTTTGGCTGGTTTGTTCGAGAATATCGTCTAAATCGGTTTCCCGGATTTCTGTGAAGTAATCCCGAATGCGCAAGAATGCCATATCCGCAAATGTACGAAATGTACAAAGCGATTTTGACTGCCTAAAAAACTTTCTGTAAAAAAGATATTAACACGGAGTTGTTGAAACCCCACAAGGAGGTGCGCTGTTTCGTGTATCTCCCGAATACACAAGGCGGGCGATGGTCTTTCACATCAATAAAGCACGCTGCTCTCCTCTTTGGCTATATGAATGGGAGGGCAGGATTCGATACCTGCATGGAATCCATCAGCACATCACAAAAGCAGATTCCACGTGTTCTCTTTCGGATTAAACTGTGATGTTTCGCGCGTCTCATTCCGCCACCTCCCAAATCTTAACCCCTTTCGGGGCTTGCCCTGTCAATCCTATACAGATCAGATCGAACAACTATCTTATACGTTTTAACAAAGCAGGTCGTAACCCTGCCTGTGTCTCTCCTATTGATGCTGCAAACTGTACCCGCAGGATTTTCACCTTACCCCTCTTTTAATCGGGGCTGCCGAGCGGTTACTATCATATCGAAGAGCAGGGCAATATCTCAAAGAACTCTATTACTCGTTACTATACTTGAACCAATACAATAATTGGTCGCTAACCGTGTCCCAGGTTTTCTTTTTCAATATGATTGTTTCTGCTCCTATTAGATGAACCTCATCGCCTATATTCACATAGAACATTTTTTTGTCTGTGAAATATTTGCTGAGTTCTTTGTCTAATCTTGAAAGGGGGTACGGGCTTGCTGTTGTTCTTCTTGGTTCAATATACACTAATATTTTTTCCATAGCTGCAAATATAATCTTTTATCATCTGCCGGCAAACTGAATCCGGTGTCCGGTTGAACGTCTTGTGAAATCTGTTTTATCCCTGCCCAAAGCGTATGCTTTGTCCCGCCATTTCTCTGCCAGGTTATCCCCGAATCTGCTTCTTAATTTCTGCATCGATATTAAGCGCGGGCATCTGGTTTGCCCTCTGCGATAAAGGCGAATGAAGAAATCACGGTTTACTTTGGTGTCGGAAACGTCCATTGTGTTATATGGTAGTGAAAATACTTTTGTGAATTTAGTTGCCTGTTTTGTGGTTGCCCCAAATTGGCTTATGGCACTGGCAATAGATTTTATTTCCTTGTCTGTTCGTGTCATTTCTTTATTGCAAGTCCTTTTGGAATTAATCCGAATACATCGAAGTGTAGTTCTAACGCAACCTGCCACGTGCTGTGCGTAACCCTTCCGTTTAAAATTTCCTGCTCAAGTGTTTGAACTGAATTGTATGCTGACCACTTAGCGAATGAAAGTCCACATAACCTGTCAAATTCTTTTGTGAGGTCGGATAAGGGGCGGAGGAGTGGTTTTGCTGATTCTTTGATTCTGCCAATATTTTCAATAGTCATTAAAAATGGACTTGCTACTGGCGTTTTAAACCAGAGCCGATAAGGCAAATAAGGTGCGAGGTGTTTTAGTTCTAATTTTTCCATACCCCAAAACTATGCAACATTAGCCAAATGACCAAACTTTTTGTTGCTTTTTTTTCAACTATTTTGTATTCAGTTAAATTTTTGCGAATTTGCCGTGTGTTGCGTGAACACATTTTTAGCGTTGGGTGGGTTTCAAAACAGGTATTTCGTTAAATACAGGAGAGGAAAAGGGGTACAAATGGAGGCATTAATTCTTTATCAGATTATAGATGCCCATCCAGTGAGTTTCTTTGTGTGAATTGTCCCCAAATCGTGATAAGTTCATTCCTTTGGCTGATATTTCTTCCTCTACCCAAGATAGGTGAACGAATCCGATTCCCAAATATTTTATGATGGCTCTGGCTGTATGCTGATTCGGGGCGATTATCTCTGTCTTGCTTATCTCAGGGACTTTGCCATTCCAGCCGGTTTGTATTGAGTAAGTCATTTTATTAGATGGATAAATCTTCTTATTTTCCCTTTCGGATAGGAAATAGCATCTTCGATTTCATATTTACTAAAAGTGCCGAACTGGCATTTAATAATTCCGACAGGATTGTATAACATCCCCAATAAAACATGCTGACTTCCATCGGGTGCCATTAATCGTGTTTCTACAATTTCGGGTTTAGTTGTTTCTCGTTTTGCCATTTTATTTATGGGTTACATTATGTATTTATGTATATGGCAATATTGCCGGAACAAATATAATAAATTATCAGTATGATCTTTGCTTTTGTCCTGCAATTGTATATTCGGCTTTGTCCGTGAATCTGCGTCTTTGATATTGCTTGTATTCTGTACTGAAAAGCTCTACAAATAAATAGCGTTTCGTCTCGCTCAGATGCCCAAGCAGCTCTATCCCGTTTTTATCTTTCGGCTTTTTCATAGTGCCATCTGTCTTTTCCTGCACAAGTAGATAATCGTTGGTACTCTCCTTGCAGTTATCGCCTATGATGATTTGAATGCCCTTATAGTTCACAGCATAGCAGGCATTAACAAACTCGGCACTCATAACAACAGAAGGGTTTTGCCGGGGCATTCTTATCTGTACAGGGAAATGCTCGTCTATGACATCCCGCAACATGGTAGCGTAATTATGCCCTGCCTCCAATTTAGTATCTTCTTTAACGCTTGTTTTATCTCCATAAAGATATACTTTGCCCTCCCAATCGTTGCGCCTGCACCATGATATAAATTCCCGCCCTACCGATTTCACCTTGTTGTTTGGATTGCGAAGGCATATCTCATGCACTTGCCAGACCAATTTTTCAGCGTCCTTATCGGGATCGTCATTTTCTATGATATCCAGTTGCCAAACAGTCAGTGCCGGATATGGGTTCACATTCTCATCGAAACTTATATGAAGGGGTAAATCCAAATCCAGTTCAACGCTCTGTACATGCTTGAGCCGGTCAAAGGACTTCCAAAACTTGTCTGTTACTGCCCTATTGCCCCACTCGCCCAAAGTGTAAATAGTGTAATAATAGGGGTTGATGTCTTTCCATTGTTCAAGGTCCGCCATTTGGGTTTCGGTCAAATAGCGGTTATCCATATAGGTAGAATGATGGGAGGTGTAATTGGTCTCTATTATTTTCCCGCTTGGTAATGGTATGTTAATCGTGTCTTTGAAGCTCTTTTCAACATGCCCTTTAAAGAACATCTGCCAGAGCCAGAAGTCCTCATAATCTATTTCCGTTTCAGGGTTGAATGAAAATATCTCCTGAATGTAGTCGGCTCTTATGGACCGGATAGATGTGGTTACTGTGATAAAGTCCTCCTCTGTGATTTGGTTGCCCTCCTCGTACCATGCCCCGGTAGGGTCTTTAATGGATTTGAGTTTTTCGACCTTATCAAGCCCCCTGGCAATGAACTTATTTCCATTTACGCACTCTATCTCAAGTGGCGCCTTGCGGAATATGAACAGCTCGCTCAATCCGAGTTGATCCACATCATCCTTCAGGGTTTGGTATTGGCTGTCTTTGATACTTTCAAAGGTCTTTTTGATAAGGATGTACCGGAAGTACTTTTCATTCAGGCAGCGATAAATCAGCTTGCGGGATGCACTTACTGACTTACTGCTGTTGCGACTGCCCCATAAAAACAAATAGCGGTCTTTATTATTGAATATCTCAACAAACCTGTCATTGACCAGCTTTCTGAGTGGTGGGAATATCACTTGCATCGTCTTCTGCTATTGTTACATTTATTATGGCATGTGCCACCTCTTGCCGTTCTGCCCAGCCCTCAACAATCTGGAACCATAGTTTTTGACTTGCGCTGCTCCCTCGCTTTGCTGATCTGGCTATTGCAACAACGATATCGGGTGTCAATAACCTGAAATAACTATCCATTGGTTTGAAATCCACCTCCTTATATCGCTTCTCTATTGTGCTATAACTCAATCCGGTTCTCTCTGCTATGTCTGTATAGGATGGGGCTTGACCTTTTGTTTCGATAATGTGATTGTAGATAGCGTCTCGAATGGCTTTTAGATTGCGATCTTTATCCTTTCTGACTTTATCGGTAGGTTTTTCGCACTTTTTCACATCTTCAGCCACAAAGCAAAGATATTAATTATTTTCAAATAAGCCAATTGGATTACTTCGGTATTGGCGCGTTACGTGCAACATATCATTAGCCCGGATTATATAATCAATGAATCCTGCAGTCGCCTTGATAGGGTTGAGCATTTCATATTCTGAAAGTGAATATCCGTCATGTGGTTCAAATGAGCAGTTTACTGTTCCCCTTTCTTTTTCAAACATCACGGAATCTTGTTTTCTCAGATACCCGCCAAGTTGCCAAACAATATCATAAATTGTGTTTATGCTGACATTATATGCCCTCCCAAGTATTCTGGCAACAACATTCCCGTACATATATTTCTTATACACTTCCTGGCGTTGTTGATCGGTGAGATATACTGCTGTCTTTCTTTTTCCTATCATCCTTCCTCCTTTCCCCCTTCTGAGTTAAAAGCGTTTAGGATAGTTATTGCTTTTGAAAGCTCGGTTAATGTTATTGATGCCTGTAATGCTGACTTTTCGAATCCTTTAATTGAATACTTCATTTTAATGAAACCTATCATAGCAGTTGAAAATGGCATCTTCGTGATTTTCTTTTTTAGCTTACGGGGTAATCTATTCATACTTAAAATTTTTAATGCCTTTTAGTTTTAGTTTATGGGCGAATAGTATTATCCGGTCTGTCTCACGGTCCCTGCACCCCCTGCATACGTCTATTTCGGTTGTTCCTATCATAACCTTTATTGTGGTCTTATTGTCGCAACACACGCAGTTCATTTAAGTTTATACTGGCATTTTTTCATATATTTAATTTCTACTTCGTTGGGAATTATTTTATTGTCGAAGTTATCCCTGAAATAAACCCACTTGTTTCTCCATTTTGAAAAGTATTGTGTATATGTCATAGTTGCTTATTTGTTTTGGTTCTCATCTCTCCGTTTACAAGAAAATGCCCTTTTCGATATTCTATTCTGGGACGCTTTTTCCTTTTGGGCTTGACTGCAGCGCCTTTTATCGGGGTTCTTTCCGGTTCCTGCTTTGGCTCCTCCTGGGGTTTCGATTCGATTACTGCCTTTGGCGGTTTCATCCAAACTTATAGGGCTGTACTGATCATTCATCGCCTGTTCAAGATTCATTTCTTTTGCCCGGGCTTCCTCAATATTCAGGAATTCGATGCCATACTTTTTGATGCCTTCCTTCCCGCACCAATTTTCAATTCGTTCTATGGCTGCAGACCTGTCGCTTTCTTCGGCATATACTATTGTTGTGGGGATATGTGTCATTTCTTTATTGCAAGTCCTTGTTCAATCCAGCGATGTACATCTAAATTTAAAAATAAATATTTCAGAGCTTCCGTTCCGCCATATTCTGCTATCATCCTAAATATCTTGTAAACGCTCACACCTTCTGGTTGTTTATTTATCCAATGATTAAAATAGGGTAGATTAAACGATGTGTCCCCGATTTGCTGTAAATCATGTAAGTTTATATCTTCTATTGGTTTAAGAATTGGTTGGATGTATTTCACATTCCAATAGTCCTGATTTCCTATGGCTTGAGCTATTTGTATATTACCGTTTTCGTGAATGCCTATTATATGGGTTTTTTTGGTGCTGCTTACTAAGCATTCCATTCCAATAATTAGGTCTTGAGGGGTTAGTGTTTTCATTCTGAAGGGGGTTTTGGTTTTTCTTTCGGCTTTAGAACAATTATTTTACTGTCAGCTTCATTGTATATCCTAAGATATCCGCCTTGCACGTTCCAATATTGGCGCCCAATGGTTTGACGCATTCATTTCCAAAAGAACCCTCATTGACCAATATCTCCATGTCATCATCGGCTGTGATTAATGAAAGGGCGAATTTTTCATCATCATTTTCAGGGGTTAAAACAATCTGCTTTACTCCGCCTGCGAATATTACGGCTGTTTGCATAGTTAAAATATTAGTTGATCATTGGTATATTCCGTTGTGCAATCTGCATAATCACACCAAGTACCCCGGTTGAGTTTGTAAACCTGGATTTTCTTGCCGGTGGCTTTTACTGTTGCTGTTTTTAGTTTGCTCATGGTTTTTGATTTAAAATGGTAATTCCGTATTATCTGAATGCCGTTCTGCTATAATTCGCTCCTGTTCGCTTTTTGGAAGGGCACAAAAACAAATCCCTTTACTCCATTGACCGCAATAACATGATTCATGTTCGTGCGTAATGCTTTCAATTCTACATCCATCTGATTTTCCTATCGTAAACGGATTCCATTGTGTCGGTGAAAATGCCCAACTTACACAATCAGCCCAACAGTATGTTCCTATATTCTTAGAATCCCACCAAGAAACGAATTTGAGTTTTATTTTTTGTAAGTGATTGCTGTGAAATTTATACCACCAATATTTGATGTGTTTTCCCATTTTCAAATATAACGATTTTCACTTGAATAAATACCATATTATCTGCCTTATTGTTGATTCATCGCCATGCTGTAAATCACCGGCACAGTAGCCGCAACCAAAGACAAGCAAACCGATTATGATAAAATCAACCATTTTTATTTAACTATTCCTTAATGCTCTGTCGCTTGAATTAGGAGCATAGCCAGCCAAGGCTGAATTGTGGCGCTTCTGTGCTCTCCGGTTCGGTCTGGAACCTGTTAGCCCCTTATATCTGTCTGCACATGGGTTTTTATGATTCATTGTTGCGTTGTTTTTTCCATTTTTCCAAGTATGCAAAACCTACACCGGTAGCCCCTTCTGTGCCATAGAGTATTGTATTGCTCATAACAAAGTTTCCAAACTCAATTATATCTTCTTTAGAAAATACTTCACCGTTATCAGATTTATTTGCTTGCTCAACTATCTCGTTATGCTCCTTAATCCATTCAATAGGTATTTTTGCTCCTGCGTTGTAATATCGGGCTATTGCTTGACATACTTCAATATACCTTTTTTCCATCCATATGTATTTTGGGATTAATCCTAATGGTGGTTTTATGGCTTTGCTCATGGTTTTGGTTTTATGGTTTATTCTGATACCTTATTTTGCCTGAGTTCATCGAAATACGGCTTCATTTCCTTGAGTGAATTTGCTGCCATCCCCGGATTTTTTCAAATGTCTCTTTGGTTAATATCTGTTTTGCTATCTTCATAAAGTTGTACCGGATTCTATTTTGCTCGTTCTTATTAGCTTGAGCGGTTTCCTTGAGGTCTGCAACCCTGCCTTTGGCGGCATCTAACAACAGATATTGGTCTTTCATTGCCAATCACTTCATGATAATCGTGGTTGGGATCGTTCTTTTGTTTGTGCAGAATTGCCATGTCAGAATTTATGTCTTGCATGGTTTCATACAACTCAATCAAATCCGTTTCCTGCATTATTTCTTTGATGGTCATTAGTTTGCGATTTCGAGTAATATATCTGCATGACAAGGGTCGCCCTCTTTACAGAAACAAATCAAATCCTTGCCGCCCAATTCATTGATAATCTTTTGCTTATTGACCTTTTCAAATAACATCGTTGCAGCCCTTTTTAAGTAATCCGTTTTCCAATCACCGGTTATCCACATTCGATAGAGTTCTATTGCGTGTGCTATATCCCTTACAATAACACCTTCATCCAAAACAATAGGATCGGTCACCCTGGCAACGTCTTTATTGATGTGCTCACCTACAATAAAAGGATTACCCCATTTGCTCGTTCTATCAACTATGACAGAATTTGGCGGCTTGCTCCAACCCTTTTGTCTTTTGCGTTGTAATCGTTTTGGTTTCATTTTCAATGCCCTTTTTTGGGATAGGGCTTTTTCCCATTGGTCAAATGTATAAAGTTTTTGTTTAATTGGCTAATTTATATTTCAACATTATTGGCTTTATTATCAACATTCGATTGTTGAAACATATCGCCCTGCCTGAATCTTTGGTTGTGCTGTTTTACAAGGCAATCTTTTAAATATACCTCAGAATCTATCCGGTCCTGCAAACTCTTTGTGTAGCGTTTCATGTCCTCTGAACTTGTGGCTATGTAATATCCCTTTGAATTTGCGACCAGGCAACTAACGAGGTTTTGAGTTCTTATATGATGTAGGATTTTTCGGATTCTGGCACCGCCTGTTTTTATTCCTTGCTCCTGAAAGAACTTTTGCATCTTGGAGTTGGTGACTGCGTTTTCTGCGCCTCTGTGATATTTCAATTTTGTGGCAATTGTCTGGGCAATCTTTATTTCGTCTTCGGTCAATGGCGCTGTTTGTTCTGGGAATCCTTCGATCATTGGAACATTCGTGTTTGTGAAGTAACCTCTTTAAAGCGTTTCTTAGCTGCTTTATAGTAGTCGTGATCTATCTCAATGCCTGTAAAGTCGAAGCCCTCAATATGGGCAGCTATTGCGCTTGAGCCACTACCTAAATGGGTGTCAAGTATGATGTCGCCTTCTTTGGCATAACGCTTTAGAAGCCATTTGTAAAGTTGAATCGGCTTTTGAGTAGGGTGCACGCGTATTTCCTTGTTTTTCATATCATGCTGCAACATTCCTGCCCACCGATATTTAACATATCTTATTGCCTTCGTAAATGATTGATAAGCAAGTTCGCAATCTGAAAAATTATTATTTCCATTGTCTTTATGCCAGACAATTCTACCTGGGCTAAAATTCATTACATGGGTATAATAATTGATACCCCAAATGATTTGATTTTTCGACACTCTAATTAATTCTGAAAAATATTCAATTGTAGGTATTTTCATATCCCAAGTTTCCTTCTTATACATCTGTGTTTTTGCTAATTTAGTTCGGCTTTTATTTCTATGTGCTGATTCTTTTATCCCATAAGGAGGATCCACAATAGCCAAATCAAATTCATTATCTTTGAACGAGGACAGATAATCCATGCAATCTCCGTGTATTAAATCAATCATTCTCCTCGATATTCAGCGTCCAATTTTACGGTTGATTTTGGTTTTTTTGCGTTCTCTCAAGTTCTGACTTTTCATAGGATATTCGTTGCTGTGATGCCTGTAGTACTTTATTTACTTGGCGCAATAATATATCGCACCTGACAGCTTCCGCTTCTGCATCCTGTTCCTCTTTGTATTGTTTTTCTGCCTGAATAAGCGCCTCCGCTTTTGCTTCTCCTATTTTGTGTCCGGCTTTAATTAGCGTTTGTTCTTTTTTAGCCACTGTTATTTTACGCATGAAGTATGAACCGTTGTATTTTTTATTTGCCTCTGCGAGCATTGATGCCAGCCAATATGAGCGAATTGCCATTTCATCCTGCCATTTGAGTAATTCCGATGGATTGGATTTATAGCTGTTGTTGTTGTACCAAATTAATCCCGCCTCAAGTTCCTCTAATAATTGTTCGGTATCGCTTTCTGTATAATTCATTTTGGGGTTATGAATATTTCAAAGGGTTTTCGGGAATCCATCTTTTATTGCTTTGAAGATTTCCGTTGCTACTTGGGGGACTATTGCGTTTCCTAATGCATTTATTCTTTTAGCTTTGTCCAGTTCTTTGGGTATCCCATCATTATTTCTACAAAGTTCGGATGCAACCTCAATCCAGTTTCTATTCCAATCTGTTTCATAAATACTTCGTCCAAGTGGGCTTTTTTCTCTCTCATGTCCCAATTTATTCCTTCGCTCAGGTTCTTTCCCGTGTTTGCTGTAGGGGTTGGTATTAGTTTTAGGATTGTGTCTAATCTTACCATGTGGGAGTGTTTTCCGTCCTTTGATTTTGCCCGAATTAGCCCTGTTTTTGTTCGGTAATATCTTTTTTTGTCCTTGAATCCTCCCCCTTCCGATGATGTTGATGTTGGTAACATCGAATTTATCTGTGTTGTCAGGTTTGGCATTGTCGTTCCGTTGGGATACTTCTTCATTCGTTCCTTGAACTTTTCCACGTCTTGTAGGTTTTCGGATGCTGTCGGAGTGAGCAATAATCCAAATTCTTTCTCTTTTGTGCCACGCACCGATACCGCAAGCTGGAATATTGTAACATTCGAGCGAGTACCCTTCATCTTCCAGCGAAGTGCATATCCCGTCAAATGTTTTGCCATTGTCCATGCTGAGGATGCCAGCAACGTTTTCGCCAATAACCCAAGACGGTTTAATCTCAGAGATAACTCTAAGCATTTCATCCCAGAGGTAACGGTTATCTTCTTTGCCCTTTCGTTTTCCTGCTTGGCTGAAGGGCTGGCAGGGGAATCCTCCTGAAATAATGTCAACTGATTTGAGGTTATGTTTCCCGATTTCTCTAATGTCTTTTTCATGCACCTCTAAGTTAGGGAAATTCTTGCGTAATACCTTGCAACAAAACGAATCATTTTCATTAGCCCATACATTCTCAATCCCTGCCCATTGTGCTGCCAACCCAAAACCTCCGATACCAGCAAATAACTGTCCATGTGTCATATCAATAAGCCCGTTCGCCTTTTTGTAGTTTTTCAATCGCTGCCTCAATGTGGCTGACTTCGCAGATTATCTTTTCAAGTGCGTTCCATTGCTCCGGTTCCATCTTTTCCTGAAGTGCTGATAATTCTTTACTGTTTTGCTTGGTTTCATCTATATCAATTTCCGTCCTTTTGATGATAGCGTGATAATCTACCATTAATTGGCTTTGTGCTGTTCTGAGGGTGTTTATTGAGTGAGTGAACATATTTTTATTTTGCTATTTTCTTTTTCAATCCAAGTATTCGCATAGCACCTAATCGTGCAAGTTGAAGCCGTTCTGAATCATTCCATTTAACAGCGTTTTTATTTCTCTCACATTGCCTTATCTGCTTTACTGTTGTGTACCATTCATATATTCCTTCAAGTGCAGGATGTTCATTCCTATGCTTTTCAATGACAAATAATCCTGACCTTGCTGGGATGGTTTTTAGTGCCGATTTTTCAAGGTATGTTGGTACGGCAAAAAATAGTTGTGCGATATGATTATGAATGTGTCCGTGCTTTTTTTCACCATCTTTTAATAAATCACTTTTCGATACCTTTATTTCTATTTCTGTCGCATAATTGGATTTTGATAAACTGAGTAAATCACATTCATGTAGCATCGCAATGCCCCAGCTCACATTAGGCACAATAAGATTTGTTCTTATGCCTAAATATCCCATAACTGCTATTTCTATTTCTATTGTTTTCACTTCCTGAATGATTGACCTGTGAATACTATTGTTTTTGACCCCTTTCGAGTTCTTTTAAATCTTCAGATGATAGCATTGCCGCTTTTTTGATTGTGATTTCGCTTGTCCGGTTGCTATCACCGAATGTCTTGTCTGCTTTTTCCTGGATTTCTATGGCTTCAAAATGTTTGTTGCGGTCTTTTTCGTGTTCCATAAACCATTCTGAAATAATGCCATAATTGGGTGCCCCGTATATTTTCCCGTACCTCCCATTCACTCCATTGGAAAAGACAATAGAAAATTCCTGTATTCTCATACCCCAATGTTCGTTGCATATAATTTCTGCATATCCGGCAATATCTTCTGTTGTCAATTCTGCTTTCAATAGGGTATTTACTTCACCCAATAGTAGCGCTATGTATCCTTCGGCTATTGCAGGGCTTTCACGCCTAACCTTGCTCATTTGGTCGCTTTTCAGGGCGATTTCCAAGCCGTTGGGCTTTTTAACGGTTGGCAATGTTTTTGTGAACCGCTCTAAGGATGTCTTGTTTTGATGTTCCATTTTGTTTGCCTGTTATTATTTCATCGAGCCAACCATCATTATTCAGGAATGTCTCTGGGTTTTTACGGTATTTTTTATTTGGCTCTGCTTTTCGATAATAAGGGATATATTCCATTATTAGTTTTCGGGTTTTTTCTGGCAACTTGTCCCACTTCTTTTGAACCTTCTCTTTTTTGCCAGCTTTCTTGTCGTATAAATCCCAAAAATCAGAAAATGGGTAAGGGTCTAATATTTCATATTCAGTTTCTTTTTTATCTTTATTTTTAATTTTAATTTCATTTTCAGGTAGGTTTGTTTTAGCTTTACCTAATGGTTTTTCTTTTTTAGGGCGTCCCCCCTTGCGTCCGTTTTCAATTCTACTCTGTACAAACGCCTTACGTTTTTCCATCTCATCTTCAAGCCGTTTATTATACCAAAACCCATCTTTATCAATACCGAACTTTAACCTAAGTGTATCCGAAACAGAACCTACCATAAACCTAATGGTTTCCTCTTTTAACCTCCCTTGTTGGTGCATCTGAGCTAAAATTGTGATGTATTTTCCTCTATCCTCAAAGTTCATTGTCTGCACTCCAACTATAAAATCCTGGCTGTAAAACAAAAATGCAGGGTCTTTTCCCATCATTCATAAATATTAGGATTGAGAATACGTTTTATCCGGTTAATTTCATCCTGCCTGTATCCCGTTGGATTGACGTTTTGCAGGACTTCCAAGTGCCTGATTTTTGGCTGGTAAATTTCGGGTAGGTTGATTCTTATCATGCCTGTTATATAAGGTCGCCCAAGCCCAAGAAGGAAACGTAATTGGCGTGCCAGCACAAAGAGAAACCTCCTCGAACTTGAGCTAAATTTTAATCTGGTTTGGTTGGTACTGGCACTTTACGTTAATTTGATGCAATACTAAAACAACTATTCGATTATTCCAAGATAAAGGAGGGATAGTTGTTAACGTGGGATTGTTGATGGGGTGTTAATTAGCTTCCACAAATTTCCCATCTTCAAGTTTATAGAAAGTGTCTGCCTTTAGCTTTTTGCCGTCTATTTTGGCTGATTTTATTGTCTTAATATGCCAATCATAATTTTCATCTTCCTCCCATTCAGCTAAAATAATCCAAGAACCTTTTGATGCTTTTGCTTTTGAATTAATTCCAAACGCACAAGCAAATGAATTATCTGCGTTGGTTTCTGATTTGGCATCATTTCCTATACTAAAAGCAGCGCCACTGTAACCGGAGTTTGAGGCAGCGCCACTGTAACCGGAGTTTGAGGCAGCGCCCCTGTAACCGGAGTTTGAGGCAGCGCCCCTGTCACCGGAGTTTGAGGCAGCGCCCCTGTCACCGGAGTTTGTTTTCTTTCCAGTCTTTTTAACTTTTGAAAATATCAAATCTATTCCGACCTGAATCATTTGATGCAAACTAAACTTTGCCTTTATTTTGATTTTAGAAGACACTATTTTTATTTCATCGGTTTTAGTCTTTCCGCTTACCTCACATTCTGCATATCTACTGTCTGCTGGAGGATAAAAAATCCAAGCATCAAAAGGATTTTCACATGAATGAAAACCATGCTCACATAATCCAATGGGCTTGTTCGTGGAGTATTCTTTGCCTGCCTCATATTGGTGATTCCTGCATTTTAGGTCAGAATCAAAACCTTTGTAAGTTGTAATTTTTTTCTTTTTCATGTCTTTTTTTGTTTATCCCATTCGATGTAATCTGGGAGGTTAGAAGGTGTGAATAAACACTTTTTACATTCGCCATCGCATTTTGATACTCTCCTTTGACATTCATACCCCTGCTCCATAGACGCGGTTGTTGCCGGTTCGGGCACATTTAATCCATTGAATTTTTCCATAACTTTATTTTTTTGGTGAATCTTTATCCAATATACGGGCATGAAACCTCTCATCATTTGGCTTGTCAATACGAACCTGGGCGTCAAGTTCTTTAACAAGCGTGATGCCGTAATTTGATGCCTGAATGATATTCTGTTGCTTCACGATGAATTTATCAATGTTATCCCATGATACCTCATCTGATTTGTTGCGAATCTGAAAGGTGAAGGTTTGCATCGTTTTACTTTTGGTTAAACTTATTCGTCTTTCATTTCATTGACAAACTGCTTTAATTCTGCGCGATATTCCGTTTTTTCTTCAACTTCCTGCTCAATGAGTTCGTTATATTTATCCTCATCGAAATATTCCTTTATTGCATCGGAAGCCATTGACCTGTAATTTCTTTGGCTCTACTGCATCAAGTTCGACTTGTCCTAATCCATCCCAATTTGCAGAACGCGAATCAGCTGCTTTTTTTGGTGCCGGTGGTAACTTCCATTTAATTACTTGGTTCTCCATTAAGGCAATTCTTTTTATCTCAACCTCGGTGCCAATTCGATAGAGTGTGTCGCCAATACTCCGGGGGATGTCTTCGCCACTTGGATCATAGTCACCAAAATATAATATTATTGGTTCTTGCCCTCGCGATATTGCTTCATCAAATCGTTCAGCAGCTTGATTAACGTATGTTAAGCTGGGATATCCTTTACATGGACATAAGGCAACATCTAAAGCACTACATGGCTTACCAAAAACACCCTGTAATGCTTTCTTTTCTATAAATACTTCAGGATAATATTTTTGATTTTCCCAACGATTTTTGCTATAACTATTCATCCAGGCGTTGATTTGATTTTTTCCATAACTTATTTCGTCTTCTAATATAGTTTCGTCTGCATCTGTATTTCCTTCAACACTCCTTTCGTGGTCAACGAATGAATCAAAGGTTAGTAATCCATCCCAGCGTGCTTTGCTCATGGCAGCAATTACGCGCTTATAGTGGTTGGTGCTGTTTGTCATACCAGAAGCCACTAAGCGATAATGAAGCGCCCTTAATGTAATGTTTCCGGCATAGCTTTCAACAATAGGAATACCGTTTTCGATAATCCAGCTTCTTGTGAATTCGTCCTTCATGGTTATTTTTTCATTTATAGCTGACTTTTTGCCCAACCTGGTAGGTCGAGAGTGTTGTAATGGGCAGGCGCCATGTATTCGTAACCCTGATCGAATGACTGTTCATCAAGGCAATGCTTGACCTTATCCAATGCCTCGCGGTATTGCTTTTTGCCGAGCTCCATGAAATCAGCAGAACAAAGAAAAACATTCGTGGCATAGGGTTCCGCCTTCTCTATTGCGACAATATAGTAATCGGGGAATTTGCCTGTTGATCGTACATATCCATGATAGTATGTGCCCGCCTGTAAGGGATAACCAAACCTAACAGCGGTACGCATGAAATCCTCCTCGCTTGCGTTTATGGTGGTCTTTAAATCCCATACAAATGGCTTGCCGTCAATTTCGCCCTCACCATCATTGTAGCCGATCAGATCAAGCCCTGTTTTCTTGTCTGTCCATAACATTTTTCGTTGCGTCATTGTGGTGTTGTCTATTATTTTCCTGCTCATCGGATTCTGATAAGCGGAGGCGACCATTAACTGAGCCCGTTGCAAATCTCCTTCTGTTATGACGTGCTTGCCTTGGTTGTTTTCAAGAAACTCAGCGTATTCCGCTTTTCCTGCATTGGTTCGTTTGTTTATTTCGGGGATTATCACGAAGTCCTTTTCATAATCATCGGGTTTCAATATCAGGCAATCAACCAGGTTGCCGAATACAAACTCCGCCT